TTCTTAAAGGTGAACTCAAAAGACTAATTATAAATGTTGCTCCAAGATATGGAAAAACAGAGTTAGCCGTTAAATCACTAATCAGTCATGGATTAGCTTTAAATCCTTCTGCGAAATTTATCCATTTATCGTATGCAGATAATTTAGCACTTGACAATTCTGAATCTGTAAAAGACTTAATTCAATCTGAATTATACCAAACTGTCTTTCCTGAAGTTCAAATAAAGAAAGATTCGAGAGCAAAAGATAAATGGTACACTACTAAAAACGGTGGCGTTTTAGCGCGTTCAGCAAGTGGACAAGTGACTGGGTTTGGAGCAGGTCAAGTGGATGAAGAATTAGATGAGTTTCTAAATGCCATTAGTCAAGAAGGATTGGACGACTTAGACAAGAAACTCAATTTCGGTGGCGCAATAATAATAGATGACCCAGTTAAACCTGACGATGCAGACTCCGATACGCTAAGAGAGAAAGTAAATAATAGATATGACTCTACTATTAAGAACCGTGTAAACAGCCGTAATACTCCCATCGTTGTAATTATGCAAAGGTTACATCCAATGGATTTGAGCGGATATCTTCAAAGAGATAATGAAGAGGATGAATGGGAGGTGATTGAATTGCCATGTATAAAAGCAGACGGCACTCCATTATGGGAATTTAAGCATACAATCGAGGAGCTTTTAAGGCTCAAAAAGGCTAATGAGATAGTTTTTGAAAGGCAGTACATGCAAAATCCAATGCCTAAGCATGGTCTAATGTTCCCATTGAAAGACTTAAATTACTTCGATATTAATAATACAGCAGGATTAAATGATCCTGACTTTACCTTCGTTCCATGCGACCCGGCCAATGAAGGCGGTGATGATTTTGCAGGTGGTGTTTTCAAGTTAATAGGAGATAAGATATTTTTAACCGATGTTCTGTATAATACCGATGGAGCAGACAGTAACGAGATAGCATTAGTCGAAATGATCAAACAGTCAAAAGCCAATAGCGTAGGAGTTGAATCTGTATTCGGCTGGGTGGAAACTGCAAGAAGAGTTAGGGAAGATTTAGAATCTAAAGGATTTGAAGGTGAATTTAGAATGTTACGACCTCGAACTAATAAGCATAGCAGGATTTTAAACCGTTCATCTTTTATAAGAAATAATATGTATTTTCGTAGCGACTATGAAAATTATCCGCAATATTATAAATTTATGAGGAACTTAACATCGTACTTAAAAATTCAAGAAGCAGGCAAAAGAAATAAACATGATGATGCTCCCGATCTTTGCGAAATGGCAGGTAGTTATTTTGAGGTTAATTTTGCTCATCTTTTTGGCATGAATAAAACATAAAATATGGCATGGTATAATCCAAAAACATGGGGTGAAAATCTTAACAAAAGAAACATTCAGATCCCTGAAAAAGTATTCATTGAACGTGAAGGTGGCTATTATGAATATAGCGAATATGAACCTCAGCACCTTGAAAATTACTTAGAGTCTTTATTGGGTGGTCACTATTCAAAACAAAACTATATTAATTTATTTTATTGCCTACCTGAAATATTCGCGCCGGTAAATGAAATAGCGTCTAGGGTTGCTGATGCTAATTGGCAATTGAGAAAAAATAGTAATGATGAGGTAGTTTATAACGATCCGTATTTTAATAAATTATTTGAATCTCCAAATCCGTTAATGAATTTTAAGCAGTTCATTTGGCAATCTGTTTGCTACGAACTTTTGACTGGTGCGAATTTTCAATACATAAATAGACCTTCTACACTACAACCAACATTTGATAATATTATTTCTCTTTGGAATTTGCCTACATCAAGGCTAAATATTGAATTAAAAAAGAATGTAGATATTTATTCATCTACTTCAATGAATGATTTAGTGCAATCATACAAAGAAGGGCAAAGAGTATTTGAGGTAAAAAATGTTTTGCCATTTGTGCAGTTAGATATTGCTAGGGGCAATGATGTTAATAAGTTTGTTTCTCCACTTCAAGGTGCTAGTATTGCAATTAAAAACTTAATACCCGTTTACGAAGCAAGAAATGTTATCTATGTTAAACGTGGCGCATTAGGCTTTATCGTATCTAAGAAAACAGATGCGAGTGGTACGATGGCACTAACACCGAAGGAAAAACAAGACGCTCAAGATGCATATCAAGCTAACTATGGATTACAACGTGGGAAAAATCAAATAGGCGTATCTTCTGCTCCAGTTGAATATATTGATACTTCTATGTCTATACAAGAACTGCAACCATTCGAAGAAACCTTATCTAATGCAATAGCTATTTATTCCGCATTAAGAGTACCTCCACATTTAGTACCTTCTAAGGATAAGTCAACTTTCAATAATGCGAAAGCAGACATGAAGTCTTTTTATTCAGATGTGATTATCCCTATGGCAAATAAATATGCTCAGAGCTATACAAGATTTTTTAACATTGATCGTAAATATGTCCATGCAGACTTTAGCCATATCCCAATATTGCAAGAAGATAGAAAAGAGAAGGCGGATGTAGAGAAGATATTAGGCTCCGTTTGGCTAGAGAGATGGAATAATGGGGTTTGTTCTCTCAATGATTGGATAGTATCAAATGATGGAGAAAAGGGAACAGGATCAATTTATGAGAAGAAAATCTTTGAATTAACAGAAGATGAACTATCTTTGGTTAAGAACGTATTAAATTTAAAAGGAAATGTCAACACTCCAACACAAAATACAGGAGATCAAGCAGCGAGCAGCTCCGATATCGTTTAGTACGATTGCTATAAATGAAAAAGAGATTACTGAAATAACTGACAGAGTTATTAGAGGATATCTAGTTAAGTGGGGTAACAAAAATATGTTTGGTGAAGTATTCGTAAAAGGTGCATTTGCTAAATCGATTAGAGAGAGAGGTCCAGGAAGTCAAGCGAAATATAAGCTTACTTTTTTATGGCAACATAACCAACATGATCCATTAGCTTTATTTGCAGTTCTTAGAGAAGATGATTTTGGTTTGTATTTTGAAACCGAACCATTGGATGATGTTCCAAATGCTGACCGAACAATTAAGCAAATCAATTCAGGAACGTTAAATCAATTCTCAGTAGGATTCGATTACGTATGGGATAAGATAGAGTATGACGAAGCAACAGATTCTTTAGTTCTTTTAGAGGTTGATTTCTTTGAAGGTAGCGTTGTAACTATCGGTGCTGATATGGAAACATTCGCAATAAGAAGCAAGGAAGGACTATCTGATTTACATGATGATATAGAAGATTTTATAAATCAAATACCAAGAAAAGACAGATTGCAAGCTAGAAAACTATTTGCATTACAAAAATCACTTATACCAATTGAGCCGTTTGAGCAACGCAAAAAAACACTCAATGAGGATAAGAAAGATAGAAAAGCAATAGATTATAGTTATTTATTAAATTCACTTTAAAATTTTTACACATGACACCAGAAGAAAAAGTTGCTCATGATGCGTTGCTCGAAAAAGTAAAAGAGACCGCAAAAGCAGAGATTGAAACTAGAGGATACCAAAATAAGGAGTCTGTTCAGTCTTTATTAGATACAGCCTTGCAAGGCTTACCAATGGAAGCTTTAAGAGCTTTCGATGGTGAAAAACTAAACACTTCCATTAAAAACATTGCCGCTGAACTTGAAAAAGTTAAGAATGTTAGAATGGGTATTGCTGACCAAGATGACTCAAAAGAGTTAATTCAAAGGTCAATCAACGCAATGTTATTTCCTGAAGATGGAAAAGTTTCTGACGTTGAATTAATGATGAGAAGTAAGGGTCAAAGTGGAAATAGGGAGGTAGTTTTAAACATTAGAGCTGCTGCAAATATGAGCACTGGAAATACTATTGACCAAAATAACTTTCCATTAGCGATGATTGAAAGCTTTAACGTCATTGACGGAGTTGTCAAGAAAAGACGTGGAACGCAGTATATTTTCGACATTGCAGACGTGACTACTGTTGCTGAACTTGAAGAGTACACAACATGGTTAGAAGAAGGCAATAGCGAAGGTGCATTTGCAATCGTTGCTGAAGGTGCAGTTAAGCCTTTAGTATCTTATGCATTAGTTCGTAACTTTGCCAAAGCTAAAAAAGTAGCTGCTAAGTATGTAATTACTGAGGAGTTCGCAAAATTCAGAAAGAAAGCTTTATCTATCATTCAGAACCTTATCAACGATAAGATTTTGAGAGATTATGCAGCTATTTTAACAACCGACCTACAAGCCTTAGCGGCTTCATATGTCGGCACCTCTTTAGATGATACCTTTGTAGATCCGAATGATTATGATGCTATTGGAGCGGTTGCCGCTCAGATTGAAACGTTAAATTTTTTTCCTGATTTGTTGATTATCCATCCACAAGATAAATGGAGATTGTCACTAGAAAAAGACTCTCAAGGTCGTTATTTTATGATGATTCCAATGTACAACCCTGATGGATTAGTTACAATGATGGGATTTAGAGTTTTAACCTCTACTTACCAAACTATTGGAACTTTCACATTAGGAGAAAGCGGATTGTTTAAAATTGAACAAGAATCTTTGACTATTCGTCTAGGTTATGGTATCGATTATACAACAGCCACAGTTTCTGGAACTTCAGTTGTAACAGCTGTATCAAGTGACTTTGATAACAATAGAATGCGTATTATCGTAGAGAATTTCTTTAAAGACTACATCGCAACTAACAATATCGGTTCATTCGTAACGGCATCTTTTGCAACTGTTAAAGCGGCACTTTTAAAACCTTAATACTTTAAGCCATGGCGCAAGAAAAAAGAGAACAAAAGATAATTCCTGCAGGGCAGGAAGAAATCCAAGCATTAACGACTGAAAATTCAGTAGTTGATGGCGGAACTTTAGTTAGACCTAAAGAAGATACGGTAATTGTTGGACTCAAAAACAGCCTATTAGGTGAAGATGTTGAGCATACTGTACACCGTGTATTAGCCGACAAGCTAGTTTCTAAAGGTCAAGCCAAACTAAAAAAATAACATTCTTATGATTATCAATAGTACATATTTTATCAATGAGATTTTCATAGCGGGTCAAGCTAACAGCGTTGACATAGATAGTTCACGTTCTAAACTTTCGGGATTCATAAGTAAATATGAGCCTAAGTTTTTAATAGAGTTATTAGGACAAGATTTATATTCTGACTTAACAGCAGGATTATTAGAAGTTCCTATACCTCAAAAGTGGACTGACTTAAAAAACGCCTTAGCAAATGATGCGACTAAAGAAAGTCCTATTGCTAATTATGTGTACTATTGGTACTTAAGAAATGCGTCAAGTACAACCGTTGAAGTAGGTGAAAGTATGCAACTTACTGAAAATGCTAATCGTGTAAGTTCTATTGATAAGCAAGTAAGGGCGTGGAATGAAATGGTAGACCTAAATAAGAAAGTAATTATTTTCTTAAATCAAAACACATCCGATTATCCAAATTGGGGAGCAAGAACACCGATTCATTTCGGATGGGCTTACGGAAACTTCCTATTGTGTAGGGGATATGATTTAATTCAGTACATTAATTCCATAAACTTATGATGATTATTAAGGACATAATCAAAGATGTAGTATCTAATGTAAGTGCTGATTTGCTTAGTCAATTACAGACCTATGATTCAACTATTACGGGGGTTCACTTTATGAACGGACACCCTTTAGAAATCATAAATAGGCTTGTAAAACGTGAGCAGAACGGAATGCAATATGATAAATACCCTTTGGTTTGTCTATTTCATGACTTTCCTGAGAAATCATTTGCAGATGGCACGATTGAAGCTACACTTCATTTAGCTATTTGCAGAGCAACAGATCCAAATTTAATAGCAAATGAGCGTTATGAAAAGAACTTTAAACCAGTTTTATATCCTATTTACGAAAAGTTTATAGATAGATTAATTCATCACAAATCTTTTTTAGGATATGCACCGAAGCAAACTATAAAATACGATAGATTGTTTTGGGGTTCGGATAAGCTCGTGAAAGGTCAAGCGAATGTTTTTAACGATTACTTAGACGCAATTGAAATAACAAATTTAACAATCAAATTAAATACATTAGTATGCCAATGATTAACGAAATAGCATGTACGGAAGTATTTGCGAACACTGGCTTTGGGCAGTGTAATTTCTCACCACGTGAGATTTTCGGAATCTTGCTAGTAAATCCAGACTTTGTAATAAAGGATACGGACACGGCAACACTCCAAACTTTTTTAACTAATGCTGCAAGGAATATCAATAAGGGATTAAGATTACGTCCTATTATGGGTTTCGTTGAAGCAGAGGACAGTTCAGAAGAACCAGTACGCCAAACGTTTGGATATGGTGCGACTAAAACTCTAAGAAACGGTAACTATAATTGGCAATTTAAGTTTGTCAATGGAGGTATTTGTTTACTTAAATCTTTGCAAGCATTAAACGGACAAACTCCTTATGTTATCTTTGTAGATGCAGCTTACAACTTGATTGGAACTGTAAAAGATGGCGGTCTTGGAGGTATTCCAGTTACTGATTATTGGGCGAATCCATGGAACTTAAATGATGGAAGTGGAGTTTCTACTATATTTTCAGTCTATTTATCTTTCAATCCAACATACATTAATGAAAGATTGGCATTCATCCAAACATCTACAATTCCAAACTTCGACATTTCAGGAGTTAGAGGAGTTCAAGATGTATTATTGAATGTGACAGCAAGTTCTGCAAGTTCTATATCAGTGCAGTTGAAAGACAAATGTACGGGTAGCTTAGATTTCGGGGCGTTGTACTCTGACGATTTAGAAGATCCAACTGCATGGGTTGCGACCACTACATTAGGAGTTGCTCAAGTGATTGATGCGGTTGTTTACAATGCAGCAACAAAGACATTTGTTTTAACATTTGATCCAGTTAGAGCTGCGGCAACTATTTTAAACTTAGCAGACATTTCTGTTTTGATAGGTTTAGGAGTTATCGGATACGAAGGTATCCCAGTGACAGTAGCAGCGCCTTAATTAAGAGTATCTCATAGTACTATATTTTGAGTAGCCTAGTCTTAATTGATTAGGCTATTTTTAGTTATATTTGAGCTATGCCATGTCAAATAATAATTAGGAACTTTGAAAAAATAAATGATAGTACAGTAAATGTGGTATGGTCAACATTTGCTCCCGAGTGTATGTGTGGAGAAACTGTTTTCAATAGACGAATTAAAGACGTTGATATTAATAGTCTTTATAAAGTGGGAACTACTGAATTTGACAGAAAGAAATTAAAGATTTTCTTACTTGATTGGATGGATAATAATGACGATTAGCGAGCTATATCAAAATGCAAAAGCTATTGATTTAGCCGATATTTTTAGTGATGTCATTGAAAAAAATGAGCAGCATTTAATTGACTTGAATCATAATCAATTGCAATTTGGATTAGATAGCGAAGGTAATTATTTAAGAGAATATCAATCACCAGCCTATGCCCTCGAAAAACAATCTATGAACCCAAAAGCAGGATTAGGAAATCCTGACCTTTATTATACGGGAGCATTTTATCGAGGTTGGTCATTGCTAATCACTAATAGTGAATTTTTATTTGATTCTGGAGACTCGAAGACATCGGATTTAATAGAAAAATACGGACAAAATATATTTGGGCTTAGAAAAGAAAACATAGAATCATTTACAGTAGATATTTTTACAAATGATTTTTTTACAGAATTAAATAATAAGTTAGCAAAATGAGATTAAAAGACATTCTTTATCAAAAGTGTTCAGAGTTTACGGTAGCTAAATTTATATCTGTTGTCGTAGATAATGATTTAAGCGTTCTTGTAAAAGAGAAAGGAGCAATTAAAGCTAAACAAAAACATCTTATTGAAGCGTGGAATAAAATCTATGCTGAATATTCGGAACTGCTGCAAAATGATGAGCAGAAAGTTTATTTAGTTCTTATAAAAGAAAGATGTGCTTTGCAATCTAAAATATATGTCACTCAACTTTTGGTTGAATCTATTAGTAAAAGATACAATGAAGCAAGCTTGCAAGTATTAAAAAGATTAGGATTTGAATTTCCATTCACAAAGAAGTCTTATATTAAAGACTTAAATAAGGTATTGACTTTGATAAAATCTGACCAATTGCAATTGGTTTCTGTTGAAAAGCAACTAAAGCCTTTCATGAAAGATGTTAAAATTAATCGTTCTGACATTTTAGATTTGCTAATTTTACTAAGCAAACATAATGGATATGCAATTAAAGAAGAAGACACCACTTTACAATCATACATTTCACACTTAAACGCTTTCAAAAGATGGCAAGCAGCACAAAAATTGACGAAATAATAGACCCGAAAGCGTTCGCAGATTGGGAACGTTTTGTTAAAAGCCTTGAAACAGGTCAACAAAATATGTCTAAAATGGTTAGCGAGGTCATGGATTTGAATAAAGCAATTCAAGGCTCAGCTTCACTAAAAGACATGCAAGCGAATGTAAAGTCTTTGCAAGAAGCTTATGATAAGTTGGATAAAGAGCGTTCAAAATTAGTAGCTACACAAGATAAATTAGCTAAGGCGGAGGAGCAATTAGTGAAATTAACTGCTGAAAAGGCAAGAGTTTTAAAAGAAGAAAGTCAAGCGACTAAAGATGTTGCTGCAAGTTCAGAAAAATATACAGGAAATCTTAGCGACGCTGTTGTTAGAGTAGCTGAATTAAAAAAAGAAATGGCAGACTTAAACGCTTCTTATAAAGCTAATAAGGATAGTATGCCTATTGAGGAAGCTGCGAAATATGAGCAACAAATGAGCTTATTGAAAGCTGAATTAGGCGAAGCAAACAAAGAAGTAAGAAATCAAGCAAAAGAAACCAACGCCTCCGCAGGAGCTTTTCAGGCTTCGTTAACTCCATATCAACAATTTAGCAAACAAGTAAAAGCTGCTAAAGACACGGCTAAAGATTTAGGTGCTGAATTAATCAACCTTAAAAATAGTGGTAAAGGGTCAGAATCTGAAATAAAAGAATTAGAAAAAAGATTCAACGCAGCGCAAAAAGAAGCGTCTGGACTTGATAAAGAAATAAAAGACCTTAATTCAAGCGTTGGTGATTCTCAACGAGATGTAGGTAACTATTCGTTAATTTGGGATAATCTTCCTGGTCCTATAAAGAACGTAATTACAGCCTTCGAGGGACTTGGCGACATTCAAAAAGCGTTAGTTGCACAAGGGTCAAAAGTATTAGGCTTTCAAACAGCCGCACAGAAAGCAGAGCAAGAGAGGGTTGCCACTTCTAATGCGCTTACTACATCACTGACAGCACAAGCAACAGCTACAACAGCAAGCGCAAATGCAGGAAGGCAAATGATCGGCTTTACTACTGCAAATACAGCAGTAACAGAAATCAATACTGTAGTGACAGCAGAAAATGCAGTAGCTTCAGAAGCGGCGGCAGTATCGGAAGGAGCAAGAGCTACAGCTACAACGGGAGCAACAGCCGCAACAAACGCTTCTACTGGGGCACTAGGAAAACTTAAAATTGCACTTATTAGCACCGGGATAGGAGCAATTGTAGTTGTGATTGGATTATTAATTGCTGCATTCTTATCTACTCAAAGAGGAGCGGACGCATTAACAAGAACCCTAGAGCCATTAAAAGCAATATTTGCGGGATTATTGGGATTGGTTCAGGATTTAGCAACCAGCTTAGTTGATGCGTTTAAAAATCCAACGGATGCGCTTAATAGTTTAGGAAAGTTAATTGAGAATCAAATTATAAAAAGAGTTCAAGCGGTAAAAGGAATATTTGTTGACTTAATAAATTTAGATTTTAAATCATTAGGTAAGAATTTTCTATCTGCATTTACAATAGCTGATGAGGTAAAAAAAGGAGCAAAAGAAACTACTGAATTTTTTAAAAGTCAGGCAGCAATAGGAAAGCAAATAGCTGAGAAGTCCATCCAATTAGAAAAATCTCAAAACGCTCTAAATGACTTACGAAATAAATATGAAGATAAAGAGAGAGCTTTATTGTTAATATCAAAAGACACATCTAAGTCATTCAAAGAAAGAGCCGCTGCGTCAAATGAGATAATCAAGATAACTGAACAATACGCAATTGAAGAAGCTAAAGTAAAACAAATAGAGATAGATAGATTAAAGCTACAACAGTCTTTAAATGATACTAAAAGACAAGGCAAAGGAAGCCAAGAAGAGCTTAAAAAACTTGAAATGGAGTTAGATGATATTAATGATAAAACAGATGAAAAAAGAATCGAGCAAACAAAAGTATTGAGTGGACTCAAAAAAGAACAAAATCAAATTGCAAAAGAAGGAGCAGATTTAGAGGCTAAAAGACTAGCAGAAATTCAAGAACTAAATAGATCCGAAATTGAGCAAATCAGATTCGTATTAGCAGAGAAATTGAAATCTTTAAAAATTGATAAGGACGCTAGTAAATTAACCAAAGCTGAGTTAGGGGCAAAAGTAGCACTTGAAAAAGAAGCAAATGACAAAATTGCAGAATTAGGAGATTCACTACAAAGTAAATTAAGAGATATTGCAACTAAACGAGCAGAAGCTGAACGTGACACTTTAGAAGATATCGCACAAATTAATTTAGAAGCTTCACAAGATGAAGCTTTAGAATATGTTGATAGATTAGCAAGTCTTAAAGACTACTCAGATGCCAAGCAGTTGGTTATTGACTCAGATAACAAACTTGAATTAGCGAAATTAGACGAACAAAGAACAGAAGCTAAAAAATTACTTCTAGATGGTAAGACAGAAGAATAT